ACCAGCACCAGCACCAGCACCAGCACCAGCACCAGCACCAGCACCAGCACCAGCACCAGCACCAGCACCAGCACCAGCACCAGCACCAGCACCAGCACCAGCACCAGCACCAGCACCAGCACCAGCACCAGGCAACGGGACCGCCTGCGCCTGGCTGTCATGGCTACGCGCAAGCCAGGGCATCAGGCAGCAGATCGGCAGGGTTGAGCCAGCACCAGGGCAGGGGTACCCCCTGGTTAGGTTCTTCTGGGGTACCCCCTCCCGTGCGAGGGCGTAGACCCGCGGAGGATTTGCACTCAGCGTCAGATGGCACTTTGACAAATCCATCAACGAAATCGGGTAACAGACGACAGATCAGGGCTGGTATAGGGTTCAGGCGAGTTGGGTTACTGGATATATGTACATGGCTAGGTCAGGCGACAACCATAAGGGGGCCAATTCTGGCGGTGGTTCAGGCACGGTCTGCAACGGTACCGAGCTGGCGCGGTTTATGGGTGTTGCCCGGACCACCATTACCAGTTTCACCAAAGCCGGTATGCCAATTCTGGACAACAAGGGGCCGCGTAAATCACCGCGCTATGACTCTGCGGCTTGCGTTCGGTGGTGGCGTGATCGGGATCTGAATAAGGCTCGGTCCAGTGGTGATGATGACCAGCTTGATATCGATGAGATCAGGCGCCGTACCGAACTGGCCAGAATGAAAAAGGAGGAGATCAGCCTTGCAGTCGAGGAAGAGAGGTACGGGGATGTTGAGGCCATATTGGAAGAATTGGGGCATGCGCTTGCCACGATCCGAGCCAACCTTATGGCGCTACCGAAGTACGCCGCACAGCTTGAACACCAAGAAGCAAGCGTAATTGAACGACGCCTTGAGGAAGAGGTGTACCGCATGCTGGAAGAGCTTTCCGATTTTACGGTAGAGGATGATGACAGCAGCGATTGAACCGCTGCATTTTCGCTGCCGTCGCAATATCAGGGTAAGGCTCGAAGATGCAATCAAGGCCAACCTGAAGCCCCCGCCTCGGCTCAACCTGGTTGAGTGGGCCGACGAATACCGCTACCTGCCTGATAACTCGGCTGAGGCCGGCAAGTGGCGAACGGACCGTGTTGAGGCGGCGCGTGATCCAATGCTGTCGATCACTGATCCTGATGTTCAGGAAGTGACAGTGATGTGCTGCATACAGCTGATGAAAACCGAGTTGATGATCAATGCTGCCCTGTACTACATGCATCAGGAGCCGTCACCGATCATGTATGTCGCACCGAAAAAGGAGACGGCTGAGGCTTGGTCAAAAGAGCGCCTGGTTAAGTCGGTGAATGCCACGCCGGCGGTTAAGGATATTTTCAGCACAAACCGCCGCGGCGAAGGCAACACCATTCTGCAGAAGCAGTTCCCGGGTGGTCAGATATCCATTGTGTCGGCGCGCAACCCGACCGACCTGGCGATGCGTGCGTGTCGCATCATGCTATTTGATGAGTGTGACAAGTATCCCGCCAACGTAGGGGCTGGAGAGGGTGGCTCTGGTGGTGAGGGTGACCCCATTCAGGTTGCATGGGGGCGTGCCACAACATTTGGACGCCGGGCGAAAAAAATCACAGCTTGTTCTCCAACTGTTGAAGGCAAGTCGCGTATCCATCAGGAGTACCTGAAGTCTGATCAGCGAGTGTTCCAGCAGCCTTGCCGGCACTGCGGTCATTATGAGGAGCTGGACTGGCACAAGCATGTGCAGATCCAGGAGGATAAGCACGGGCACTTACTGCCTGAAACAGCCCGTATTGTTTGCCAGGCGTGCGGCACTGAATGGACCGAAAGTGACCGCTTTTGGTCAATAGCAAACAAAAAGTGGGTGGCCACTCGCCCTGAAGTGACGCACCACCATGGGTACAAAGTATCCGCTTTAGCCTCTCCGTTTATCTCCCTGGTGGCGCTGGCGCGGGAATATGCTGACGCCAAAGATAGCCCTCAAGCCCTCAAGGCATTCACCAACACGCGCCTGTCTGATGTCTTCCGTGAAAAAGGCGAAGCGCCGGATTGGCAGCGCTTGTATGAGCGCCGCGAAAGCTGGCCGCTGGGCTCGGTACCGGATGGCGGCTTGATGCTGACCTGCGGTATCGATGTTCAGAAGGATTACTTGATCTATGAGGTTGTGGCCTGGGGGCGTAAGAAACGCAGCTGGTCGGTCGACACCGGTGTGATTGATGGTCATATCTCCCTGGATTCAACCAAGGATGAGTTGAGCAGGTTTTTGGAGACGCGCTATACCAATCAGCACGGCATTGCCATGCCGATAGAGATGGCGCTGATTGACTCCTCCAATGACACCCAGGAGGTGTACAACACCGTGGCCCAGATAGGCACCCCGCGACTTCGTGCCATCAAAGGGCAGAGCATCGCCACTATTGTGGGCACACCGAAGCCGGTACAGATCAGCATTGATGGTATCCGGAAAGACGGTGGTATCAAAATGTGGCCGGTGGGCGTAAACGTGCTGAAAGAGCAGCTGTACAAGTGGCTTCTGCTGGCGCGGCCAACTGATGATGCCTTGGCTGATGGTGCTGAGTGGCCAACCGGTTATTGTCACTTCCCGGAGTGGAATGAAGACTACTTCAAACAGCTGACGGCAGAGATTCTGGTAGAGCGTGCGGACAATCGTGGATTCCTGGTGCAGCAGTGGGAAAAGCTGCGAGAGCACAACCACTTCCTGGATTGCCGCAACTATGCGCGTGCCGGCTCTGCAATGCTGGGGCTGGACCGAATGGCTGAAGCTGACTGGCTGGAACGCGAAAGCCACTACGGCTCAACTTCAACAGGCAAGCCTGTGCCCGAACAAGACCAGATACCCACCCCTCAGCAGGTACCGGAGCAGCCTGCTGGCGCCGCGCCGCGCAAGAAGCGCCCCGCTAAATTTTTCCGCAACCAGAAGCGTAGGCGTTGATTTGACATGGCGATATGTACTGGAAAAAATCTCAAGTTTGGTACAGTATTTACATGTGCTTTTTAGTTAACTATTTCAATTGGTTGTCCGATGAAGAATCTAAAAAGGAAGAGACGTAAAAAAACTAAAAAAGAACTGATTCTTGAGGCTATGAAAAATAAGAATTGGGACTACAGAACTGTTCATGGGATAGCTGCAGAAACAAAAATTCCTGAGCCAATTGTTGCTAAAATTCTTAATGAGTCGAGGAATGAGGTTAGGTCATCATTTATCAAAACAAAATCAGGTAAAAATCTTTATTTCTTGAGAGAAAATAAGTCTGCTGTTGGGGACTTTTGGTGGGCCATCAGGAAGATGAGTAAAGACAAATATGAGGCCTCCGATGACGACTGTTGAGACATTTTTATTTGGTGTTGCTGGTGGTGTTCTTCCTGAGTTTTATGTTTTCTATACCTTAAGGCATACATGGCTGAAGGAAAAGCCTTCGTGGGTCAAATCTCCTTTTTACTGGCTTATGACTTTCGTGATGGTATTGCTTGGTGGCGGCACTGCTGCTCTATATTCATATCTAGGTATAAAATTAAATGCTCTCATGGCAATGCATCTTGGTATTGCTACTCCGGTCCTGATCCAAACTGCGCTTAAAGAAAAACCTAAAATAAACTGATAGTCTTTTTTGTACCCTCCCACACACCTTCCGCACCAATCTAAACAGACTTGTTTTCGACCCTGATCACCGGAGTATGGCTGGATAAATAACCAGTCATTTGGTGGTCGTTATGAACCTATCCCGCACCCAGTTGGCCGCAGTCTTCAATGAGTGGGCGCTGCGCTATGCCGACAATCCAGAAGACTTTGCCGAGATTCTGGATGAAGACGGCATCCCTGTAGAGGATTACGGCGAGCGCTGTGCTGTGTATCTGGAGCAGCTGGCTGGCGAAATGGCTGGCAGTTGGACGCTGCCTTTGCCAGATGCTGTTACAGATACCGATGACCTTTGCCGGACTGTGCATGTATGTGAGTCGCGCGCGCAGGCACAGGCTGTTGCGGCTGGGCGTGCTGATCGCGTGCTGCAAACCTGTGGAGTTGATGTTCAGAAATTCGGGGTCTTCCTCGGGCAAGGGCGCACACCGGTCGTGCTTTGTGCGAAGTCTGAAGGTGAATCTGAATGAGCGACTTCACCCATAACGACCTTGCCAACCTCAAAAAAGCTTATGCCCGTGGTGTTCTGAAGGTGCGCGAAGGTGACACCTGGGTTGAATACCAGTCCATGAAGCAGATGGCCGATGCGATTGATCGGATTGAGGCTGAGCTGGGCATTCAAAGAGCGAGCCGACCGCGTGGCGTTCAGCGCGTGCGCTTTGGGAAGATGCGATGAATCTTATCGATAAGTGGTTTGAAATCACCAACCCGGAGAAGGCGGTTAAACGGCAGCAACATCGCATGGCCTTGAGTGAGCTCCGGTCGTATGACGCTGCCAGGCCAAACCGTGGAACAGGTGGGTACAGCCGCCGTGGCGGCAGGGCGTCGGATGAAGTGGCGCGGGCTCACAGAGGGCTGGCTGGTGGCGCTCAGGATCTGGTGCGCAATACGGCTATTGCCAACCGTATCAAGGCGGTCATTGCCAGCAACATGGTTGGCAATGGCATCAAGCCGGATTATATCGGTGGCAGCAAGCGTAGAGTGTCGCACTACAAAACCACGTTCGATGCCTGGGCGAATTCCCGTCATTGTGATTATGAGGGGCACTACAATCTGTGGGGCCTTCAGAACCTTTGGGCTGGTTCAATCGTCGAGTCTGGCGGGGTGTTTGTCCGCAAGATTATGAACAACGCCATGCGCTTCCCGCTGGTGTTGCAGACGCTGGAGCAGCAGTACCTGGACGAGGCCAAGTCAGGCCGTACCGAGGATGATGGTGAGATCATCAGCGGCATCCACTTCAATCGTGATGGTTCGATCAAGGGGTATTGGCTGAAAACACGCTTGCAGGGGGCGTACTACCGCGAAGAAAGCGAGTTTTTCCCGGCTGAAGACATCATCCATATCTTTTGGAAGGGGCGCCCAGGTGAGCACCTTGGCGTCAGTTGGCTGCACCCGATTGCGGATCTGATCGACCAGCGTCAGGAGTGGCGTGATGCCACTTTGATGCAGCAGCGCATTGCGGCCTGCTTTGGCGTCATCATCAAGGAAGCTGAGTCATCCATGGGACTCAACAAAAAAGGAGGCTTGAAGGATGAAGACGGCTTGCCTTACTCAGAAGTTGAGGCGGGCATGATCGGCTACACATCAAAAGATACGGATATTGTCACTGTTACCCCACCCAACCTGAACCAAACCACCGACTTCAACGGCGAAGTGCTGCAGGACATTGCAGTGGGTGTTGGTGTGACCCGTGAACAGATTACCGGTGACTTCAGTAAAGTCACCTGGGCATCTGGCCGGCTGGCGCGTGGTGAGTTCTACGCCAACCTGGACCGCTGGCAAAACTTCATGATGCTGCCGGCATTGGATCAGGTGCATGACTGGTTCGATGACATCTACACCGTTATGCACGGCAAGCCCAACATCAAGCAGCGCAGCTGGATCCTGCCGCATCGCTCTGCTGTGAATCCCAAAGAAGAACTGGAAGTGGACATTAAGAAGGTCCGCACCGGTGCCATGACCCCGCAGCAGTTTACCCGCAAGCACGGCGTGAAGTTTGAAGATGCCATTCAGGCCTGGAAAGAAGCCAAAGAGGTGATGGAAGACCTGCCGTTCGACTTTGACCCAAGCAAGTTCAGTGCTGCAGGTAATGAGCTTGGCCGTGGTGAGAAAGGAGCTGTCAGCGGGCAGGGGAATAAAACGGAAGAGTCAACAGACGACACCGAATAACCCCTGTAAAAATACCCAGTAACAGAACAACGGAGCCAGGCGATGCCGAGCAGAAAAGAGCAGATGCCGAACCTCAAGGGTAAGGCGTTTTTCCGGCCTGAAACGGTCGACCGGGAGAACCGAACAGTCGAAGTGGTGTTCACCACTGGTGAAGAAGGTAACCGCTACGACTGGTGGAATGACCGTCATTACCTGGAGTCTCTGGCCGTTAGCGATCAAGCCATTCGGGCTGACCGTCTGAACAAAGGCCTGTCGATTCTGGATAGCCATAACCGTTATGCCGGCATCGGCGCGGTACTGGGTGTTACCGAAGGCTGGCGTATTGAAAAGGGCCAGCTAATCGGCACCTGCCGCTTCTCGCAGAACCAGCAGGCCGTGTTTGAGGATGTGGCTGACGGGATTCTGCGGCATGTCTCCCTGGGTTACCGGATCCATGAATACAAGGTGACCAAGGCAACCAAGGAAGGCCAGATTGAAAAGCGTCAGGCAGTCGACTGGGAGCCGCTTGAGCTTTCCATTGTGCCAGTCAGCTTTGAAACCACGAACGGTACCCGTGAGGCCGAGCGTGCGAATACCGAGACTCACGAAGTGAAATTGACCATTGATGAGGTGGATGAGATGCCGAAACCTGTAGACGACAAGCGCGAAGAAGGTCAGCAGGCGCCGAAGCCGGCTGAAGAGCAGCGCAACACACCGGCTGAGCCGCAGGACCAGAATCGCGAAGTCGATACTGATCAGGTGGCGGCACAGGCCCGAGCCCAACTGCAGCCCATGCTGGACGCCTCCCGTGCGGCTGGCCTGGATGACGACTTTGCTATCGATGCCTTTGGCCGCGGTGTTGATATCAACACCTTCCGTGCCGACGTGCTGGCTGAAATGGCAAAGACTCGCAAGTCTGAAGCCATTCGTTCCTTTGGTGAGCCGGGCCTGACGGCTGACGGTCGCCGTGATCAGGGCGAAACGCTGGTGCGTGGTGCTGAAGAGGCCATTGCGGTTCGCGCCAACGTTAGCGGCGCTGTGATGACCGATGCTGCCCGTGAATTCACCGGTATGACTCTGTATGACATTGGCCGTGAATTGCTGATCGCTAATGGCGTGAATGTGCGCGGTATGTCTCGCCCGAAGGTGGCTGCTCGTGCAATGCACTCGACCAGCGATTTTCCGCTGATCCTCGAAAACGTCATGCATAAGAATCTGCAGAACTCCTACAAGGAGACTCCTCGCACGTTTTTGACCCTGGGCCAAAAAACGACGGTGAATGACTTCCGCGCTAAAAATCTGTATCGCTTGGGAGATGCGCCCAGCCTGTTGCCGCTTGGCGAAGGTGGTGAGTACAAATCTGGCACGCTCTCAGAAGGTAAAGAGAAGTACGCAATTGAAACCTTTGCGCGCAAGATTGCATTCACTCGAAAAATGCTGATTGATGATGACATGTCGGCGCTGGATAAAGTCCCCCGCATGTTTGGTCCTGCGGGCGCACGTCTTGAGAATGATGTTGTTTGGGGGCTTCTTCTTAACTACGACTTTGCCAACAACAAGGCGGCAAACTTTGTAATGGAAGATGGCAAGCCTCTGTTCCATGCCGATCATAAAAATTTGCTTACTGGCGCATCATCAGCGATGAGCAAGGATTCTCTGTCTGCCATCCGTAAGTTGGGTCGCAAAGTGAAGACTATGGATGGCCACTTCATGAACGTGGAGTACAACTCCATCGTTTTGCCAGAGGATCTGGAGACTACTGCAGAAGACCTGCTGGTTTCTGCGATTCTGGCCAGCAAAGTTGGTGATCAGCAGCTGCGTTGGAAGCCTGACATGATTATCGAGCCGCGCCTGGCGGTGGTGTCTGAAACTGCTTGGTATGCTTTCAGCAATATGCTGGATACTTTTGAGTATGCCTATTTGAGCGGTGAAGAGGAGATGTACACCGAGGTGAATACCAACACTGATGTGGACGGGCTGGAAGTCAAAGTACGTCACGACTTTGGTGCTGGCCTAGCCGACCATCGCGGTATGGCCAAGGCTATGGGCACGTAAGCGCCCTGTACTTAAAAGGTTTTCAGGAGATAAACGATGAAAAACTTTGTTCAACTTGGCGATACCGTAACCTTCACCGCACCGACAGGTGGTGCCGCTTCTGGTATTCCGCTGGTTGTTGGCTCGCTGGTGGTTGTGCCGGTGCTGTCGGCAGCTGAAGGCTATGAGGCCGAAGGCGTTACAACCGGGGTATTCAACGTGCCGAAACTCAGCACCGACACCCCGGCTCAGTTCGCCCCTGCCTACTGGGATGCCACTAACGGCTACGTGACCACGACCAGCACCGACAACACCAAGATCGGGGTGTTTATGCATGCGCTGGAAACCGGTACCGCAGAAGCCGACGTGCGCCTGGATGGTGTCAGCGTCTAATGTCGCTGCTGGGTGAAATCATGGCTGAAGCCCAGAGCATCGTGAATGATGTTCTGGGCCATGCCTGCACACTCACCAACACCGCTACCGGCGAAGAGACGCTGGATATCATGGTGGTGATCAACAGCAAGATCAAACTCTACCAGGACGGTATGTTCGCGGGCCTGGTGACCACCGGCACCTTCGACCTGAGCGAGTGCGACCCCAGGATAGGGGATGAACTCAGAGACGAAGACACCGGTATCAGCTACACCCTGGATGGCATCAAGGATGAAACATCATCCAAGCGGGTGTTTATTCTCGGAGAGCGCTAGTGGCCTTGTATCTGGGTAGTAACGCCCACGTCTTTAATACAGCTGCTTTGGACGCGATCACATCCAAGCTGATGGCGCGTGAGTCCGAGGTTGAAGATGCGCTGGCGCGAGCCGTAAATACAGCTGCTGAAAAAACAATCGAGCTGACCGAGGAAGAGTGGAATAGCTACTTCCGCATCAATGGCGGCTACATCAACGGGAAAGTTCGACTTGTGCGCAGAGCGCGAGCAGGGCGGACCGAGGCTGTTGTAGGGGCCAGGGCGCGCGCTACCCGTGCCGATAACTTCAAATTCCGTGTATTGCCCAACCGAAAAGGCGTCCGCTTGAATGTGCGTCGTGGTGGCAGTGGCGGTGTGATTCGCAATGCTTTTGTTATCCCGCGTGCCAAGTCAAATGGCCAGCCGCTGATTCTGGAGCGTTTGCAGAAGTACCAGAAAGGTGAGCGCCGAGACTTCCGGCATGGCAGTAAACAGATCGGCCGCTTCAACCGTGCCGAAAAGCTGCGCTTCAAAGCCTTGTATGGCCCATCCGTAAACCAGCATTTCCATGACTCCCGTGCCCGCGTTGCACCCATCGCGATGACAGCGGCCAAAGAGCAATTCATGAAGGCAATCAGAGCATGAATACCACCAGCGACATCATTCCGGCGCTCGACTGGGTCAAAGAGCGGTTGGAGCGCATCAATAAGGCCAATGGCTACAACAGCGACCCGTCAGTTGAACGTGGCTGGCTGCAGATGATTGTTAACCAGGATCGGCTGCGCCGAAATGAAATCACATTCCCGGTTATTGCGTATCGGCCAGCACTGACTGAGCCGAAAGGCTCTACTGAAGGTAACAGCAGTTTGATTGATTCAGTCACCGTGATGGTGGAAGGCGCTGTGCTTACCAAGGATTCAGATACGCCCGTTGATGACCTTCTTAACCTGATTAAAGACGTGCGCCGCTCACTTGTTTTCGACCCGACTGCGCGGAAACTGAAGGTCTCAAAGCTCACGATTCAGGACTGTCCTTTTGACCTTCCGGAGTCGGGCGAAGACTACGCATTTTTCAGCCAGAAGATCACTTTCGAGGTTACGGAACAATATGCTGAATCCGGTACGTGACAACATCATCCTGGACGTTATTGAGCAGGAAACCACCACCAGTGGCGGCATTGTGCTGCCGGGCAGCGCGGTTGAAAAGCCGTACCGTGGTGTGGTGGTAGCCGTAAACGAATCGTTCGCCATGCCGGATGGCACGGTGAAGAAAGCAGAAACCGCAGTGGGCGATATCGTCTACTTCGGCAAAACCCATGGCACAGAGGTGCAGTACCAGAACAAGCCGTATCTGGTGATCTCTGAAGAATTCATCCTGTGTAAGGAATCTCACCATGACTGACACAAACAAGCAGCCGGAAACCGGCGCAGCAGCCGCTACCAAAGTAACCGTGAAAGTCACGGCCAAAGATGGCGTCACGTTTAAGCGCAAGCCTTACAAGGAAGGCGAATCCATTAAAGACATCACTCCGGGCCAGGCCAAGATCCTGCGTGCCCAGCGCGTGGTGGAATAACAGCTGAAACAGCGGAGGATGCACCATGGGTGTTCTGCAGAACGAATATTTTAAAGGCAAGGGTACTGGTTACCTGCGCAAGCGCTCCGGTACTGCCGGCCTGCTGCCGATTGGCAACGCCACTGAAATTGCTATCGCGATGTCTATCAATACACAGCAGATGCGCGACTACGAAAACGCCGGCGGTGGTTTGGCGGATCAGCAGGACTCCATTGAGTCCATGACTGCCACCGTGACGCTGGCCAACCTCAACCCTGAAAACGTGGCACGCCTGACCGCAGGTAAGGCAACCGAGGTGACCGGTGCAGCGCAGTCGGCTGAATCTCACACGGTAGGCATTCAGGGCTCATTCGTGAAGTTTGATTTTGTGCCGGATATGGATGACACGGTAACGGTCACCGACACGGGTGCCGCCACCACCTACACGGAAGGCACGGATTACGAGCTGAAGAACGGTGGCCTGGTGGTGCTGGAAGGCGCCATTGCTGATGCGGCTGATATCGAAGTCAGCTACACCTCACTTAACTCCCGCACAGTGGAAACGCTGCTGGAGGTGGGTGAAGAGTACGAATTCTACTTCGACGGCCTTAACGAAGCCCGCTCCGGGAAGCCGCACCTGGGTACTTTCCATCGTTGCAAGCTATCGCCGACACAGGGCCTTGCCCTGATTACTGACGACTACGGCAGTGCCCAGTTTACGATCACCGTACTCAAAGACGATACCGTATCCGGTTCTGAAAAATCGAAGTACGCCAAGATCGAAATGGCGGCCTAACGTCAGGCTCACTCGCACAACCCCTTCAGGCCGCCTTAGTGCGGCCTTTTTTCTGCAAAACAGGTACCGACCATGGCCAGCAATAGCAAAAATCAGGACGTTGTAGAACTCATCATCAAAGGCCAAGACGAATATTCAGATGTCTCTGAAGAGGTTCGTCAGGAGCTTGAAGAGCTGGCCGGCCAGGCCTATGAAACGCGCACTCAGTTTGACGAACTGGAGCGGTCGCTGGATTTGGCTGGTGCTTACCGTGAGCAGGAGGAAGAGGTTAACCGGCTGGCTCGGGCGCAGGCAGAAGCCAAGCAGGAGGTTGACCGGCTCACCAAAGCCAACAAAGAGTCCAAGGGCGAGAGTCTTGAAACGGTGGAGGCCCTGGCCAGGGCAAAGGCTGAGCTGGGCTCATATCGCACCGCGACCAACCGGGCCCAGAAAGCGCTAGATAAAACCAAAGACTCCATGCGCCAGTATGGTGTGTCGCTGGAAGAGGTGGAGCAGAACCAAAGCGCGCTGCGCCAGTCATCGGAGCAGTTGGCAGATGAGCTGACGGAGCTGCAGGTAAAGCAACGCAACCTGGTCGCTGATGCCCGGGAGCAGGTGCAGGCGGCTCAGGATAAGGCCCGGTCTCAAAATGAATACAACGATGCCCTGAGGGAGCAGGGTAACGTGATGGCTGAGCAGTTCCGCACCTACAGCCGTCAGCAGGCCGAACAGAAAAGAGTACAAGCTGAAACCGAAAAGCTGACCAGCGAGATTCAGGATCAGATAGCCCAGCTCCAGCGGGGCGATATCAGCTGGAGTGACTACCAGCGCAGAGTGCGTGATGCTGGTACCACCTCCGAACTGACCCGAAAGCAGGTTGCCGAGATAAACCGCTCGCTTGAAGACCAGGCCCTTTCAGCCAGGGAGGCTGCTGCAGAGCAGGCCCGGGTTGCCAAGGAGCAGGAAGAGTCTGCCAAGCGTCAACGTCTGGCCATGGATAAGCTGCGTGCCGCGTATGAGCAGCGGGTTGAAGCGGCTCATAAGGCCCGGCTTGAAGACCAGCGAGTGGCAGCTGAATCTGAGCGCCTTACAAATGAGCTCAAGGATCTGGCTGTTCAGCTGGAGCGCGGTGATATTGGCTGGGAAGACTTCCGGCGTAGGGCGCAGGATGCTGGGCGGGCTGCTGAGCTTACCCAGAAGCAGGTTGCTGAGGTTCGCCGACGACTGGAAGAGCTGGTTACCTCTTCACGCCAGGCCAACCAGGCGTTGGCAGATCAGGCGCGTGAAACCAAGCGAGTTGAACAGGCAACCGAAGACTACCGGGTAGAGCTGGAAAAGCTGCTGGACAAATACCGGGCTGGCAAAGTTGATATTGATGGGTTTGAGCAGGCGGAATCTGATCTGCGCCGTAAGCTCAAGCTAAATGAAGAACAGGTGCAGGCAACCCGTCAGGAGATGGGTGCCTATCGTGAACAGCTGCGCCGTTTACCCCAGGAGCATGCTGGCGCAAGCAAATCTACGGATCGGCTGACCCAGGTAACCAGGAGGCTGGCGCAGGCATATACGGTCCTGCTGGCAGCGCAAAAGTCCCTTGATGTGGCCATGACGGCAACCAGGGCTTACACCGAGTCCGAAGATGCCATGCTGGGCCTGCAAAAGACCACCAGCCTGGCAGCCACTGAGATCAATGGCCTGGTTGATGAGTTTCAGCGCCTCTCTGGTGATGTGTCGTCTACAGCAAAATCCCAGCTTCTCGCCATCGCGGAAGCAGCCGGGCGAATGGGTGTAGAGGGTGCCGATAACATTGGTAAGTTCACCAAGTCTATCGATGCGCTCACGTCTGCGAGTGACCTTGCCGGTGATGAAACGGCGCAGGCTATTGCCCAGATTCTGAATGTGACGGGTGAAGCGCAGAGCAATGTAGTGGGTGTTGCTGCTGCGATTGCAGAGCTTGGGAACAGCACCGCCACCACTGAAGATCAAATCGTACACTTCGCCAAGCGCTTGGCGTCTGACACAGCAACGGTAAACCTTACCTCGGCTGAGGTACTGGGCCTTTCTGCAAGCCTGGCTGAGATGGGGCTGCAGGCTGAGGGAACAGGTACGGTTGTAGGTCGAACCTTCCGCTACATCGAGGATGCCGTCAAAGGTGGTGGTGCTCCAATGCAGGAGCTTCAGAGGATTACAGGACAGACCTCTGAGCAAATTGAGCAGGCATTTGGCCAGAACAAGGTTCAGTTGTTCATCGACTTCGTGGCCGGCATGAGCCGAGTTCAGGATGGCGGCGCAACCCTGAACAGCATCTTGTCTGACATGGGTATCAAGTCTGATGAAAACGCCCGAATTCTGGGTCTTTTGTCTCAGACGTACCAGGGTGTTGGTAGCGCAGTTGATTCTGCCAACCAGGCATTTGAGCGTGGTCAGGCCCACTTCGAGGAGATGGCCAAGAAAGAAGCGGCGCTGAGCAGCGGCATGCTGAGGCTTCAGAACCGCGCTAAATCCTTGGCTGGAACCATTGGTGAAGCATTTTCAGATGATCTGCTGCTGGGTATGGATCAGCTGGCGCAGAAGAATGATGAGCTGGATGAAAGCCTATCTGAAGTGGGTGAAACTGCAGCTGATATCGTTATCCAGATTGCAGATTTGGCCGATACTCTCAGTGGTGTGCTAGAGCCGCTGGAAGTTTTGATGGGGGGCGTGGGCGTATTCGATGGCCTTCTGACCGGCTTGTCGATGAACATTGATGCTATATCAGTCGCGCTCAATCTTATGACTGGCGGTATCGCCGAGCTTGGCATTGCCTGGAATAAATTCTTTGGTGATACCGATGATGTTGAGGCCTGGACAAAGGTGCAGGAGGACGCCTTTGAAAGGGTCGATAAATCGGTTAAGCGCTACAACGATAACCTGGACCGCTTGGATGGTAAATCATCGCGTGCGTTTCAGGATCTGCGTGATGTGTACAATGAAAATCGCGACGCACTGGAGCGCATGGACGCTGAGCAGCGCAAGGCGGTTGAAACCATCATCCAGACCACCGGATACCTGGAAGGCAATGACGCTGCATACAGAACTCTAACCCGGGCGATTCAGCGAGCGGCTGAAGAGCGGCGAATTCTGAAGGGTCTTACTGAAGAGGAAGGCACCCAGCTCAAGGATCATATCGAGTTACTGCTTGCTCAGGGCAAAACGCAGGAGGAAGCTGCAGCCATTGCCCGCAAGACTGCTTTTGAAAGGAAGCAGGCTGCTGAGCAGGAAACCAGCGAGCGCAGGCAGCAAATTCAGGTTACCCGTGATGTTCGTGAAGAACTCGAGTACCTGCAGCGCACAAATGAGCGCATGGCTGAAGCGGATGCAAAAGCATCGCAGGATAGCGTAGCCGGCTTGCAGAAGCAGGCTGCTGAGCATCAAAAGTTGCGGGCTGGTATTGAAGAAACGGTTGATGGCCTCGGTGACTTTGAGCGGAACGCTGTCAGTGCATTTGATAGCTTCGTTGGCCGTGGCGTTCACTCCTCGGACAAGGTGATGGAGGCCTTCCAGCACACGCTGGATAACATCAAATCGCACGATGCTGTTGAGCAGCTGAAACAGAGGCTGCTGGAGCTGGGTGAACAGGGATTTTTGTCTGCACAGCAGCTCAAGGCTGGATTAGAACAGGCTGATCAGGAATTGCTGAGCTCCAATCGGGCGATCAGCGAAGCCTGGAGAACCCTGAAGCTGGATGTTGATGAAGTAACCGGCGCACTGACGGAGCAGGGCGAAGCTGGCGCCAAAGCCTTTGAAACTCTGGTGCAGAGCGGTGAATACACCAGTGGGCAGCTGAAGCAAGCGTTTGATGCGGCTATTTCACAGGCAACTACAAAGGCTGATTTGGAAGCCCTGATCGATATTCTGGAGCGCGCAGGTCAACAAGGGAAGGCAGCAGGTGATTTGCTCGCTTATGGTTTCCTGGAGGCGGATCGACAGCTGTCAGCCTTAAAATCCAACCTTGATGGATCATTAAAAAACAGCCTTCGAGATTTGGGGATTGATGTAGAGAAAATTGAAACTGGCTTTTCTGCGATGGGTCGAGAGGCGCTGGATCGATTCGATGACGTTCAGAAAGCGATGGATGACACAGGAGTCTCTGGCAAAAAGGCTGCCGAAATCACAAAAGAAGCCTTTGATGCTGTTTTCGACGATATCAGCACCAAAAAAGGCCTGGATGAACTGAAGGGTAAAATTACGGAAGCCTTCCGCGATGGACGGATGGCGGCGAGTGATTATCGGGAAGCCCTCCTTGAGATTGATGAGGCGTACGCCCAGGTCCAGGATGGCGCAGATGCATCCACCAAAAGCCAGCTGGAAAACCTGCGAGAAATTTGGGCAGAGTCCAAGAAAGTGGCAAATGCAATTGCCAATGTGGGTGATGCGCAGTCTAAGGCAGCTGGCAGCACCGATGAGGACACTCAGGCAACCGTAGAAAATACCAATGCGCATGAAAAAAGCGCATACCAGAAGCGAATTGATAGCCAGGCGACAAAAGATGTTAGCGAGGCAAGCGATGAAAACGCGGCTGCAAATGATCGTGCTACGGCCTCCATTGATCGGTCTACCGCTGCTTACAAGGAACGACAAGGTGTTCTTAAGACGCTGGCTGGTGAAAGTGACCAAGTGACTGCGGCTCTGGCAAACATCCAGGAAGGGGCAGGTCAAATCATGTCCCAATTCGGGCAGCTTACCACCAGTTCGCACTCCTTCTTTGACCAATTGCGCCGCCGTGCTGACTATCTGCGCCGTGAGCAAGAGCAGCTGATTGAAACCTACCAGCGTGAAGAAGCTCAGGTAGAGCGTATCAATCAAGCGTTAGAAGAAGGGCGATATGTCAGTGAATCCATGCTTGATGGGATCCAGCTGATAGATAGCCAGAAGCTGGACGGGTTGCGTCAGTCAATTCGCCAGGCTCGAGATGAAGCTAAAGGGCTGGCGCAGGACATGGAATCTACGGTTGCAACCCTTCGGCAGCAGCTGGCTGAACTGCGAGGTGATCAAGCTCAGTCAGAGCAGCTGGCGCAAGAACAGCGAATGCTTGAGTTGAGGGAGCAATACGAGTCTGCCAGGCAAGCCGGAAACGCAGCTGCCGCCCGATCTGCCAAAGAGGCGATATCGTTGCAGCAGCAGATCTACCGAGAGCGGATGCGTCAAATTCGGGATGCAGAAAGGGAAGAGAGTAAGCCTGTGCCACAGTCTGGCGTTTTGAGCGGTGACAGCCAAGTTGAAAGCAAGCCTGAACCTCGGGCGCCTTTACTTGGCGGCAGCGACTCATCCAACGTGGTCCGTATTGAACTGGATCTTGGTGCTGGCGCTCCAGTATCCGGCTACTACGAAAGCAGCGAAGCGGATCTGCTGATTCGACAGTTGCAGGAAAAACGCTCCGTTACCTGAGCTTGATCTGCTTCCTTACCACCCACCGGGCCGTGCCTCGCGGCCCTTTTCACAGACAACCCCACCCATCACCGGTACAACACACCTGTACGAATAAACAGGTGATGTATGGCCATCTCCCTCGACGGACTTGAGCTGCCACAAGACTTGGAGTGGCAGGACGAATTTGATTGGACGCCCGTGGCGTCGTCTTCAGAGCGCGGATTAACCGGGAAGCTATTGCGAGAGGAGGCCCCCTTGGTAAAAGGCAGGCCGATCACGCTATACGGCGGCCCCAATGCTTGCTGGGTACCCAGATCGCTGGTGCAGGCCCTGAAGGCCTTGGAAATGATCCCGGGCCAAACCATGGCGCTCGATTATCACGGGCAGCTGTTTACCGTCTGCTGGAACCGTAGTGGGAGTCAGTCAGCGATTGATGCCAAACCGGTTATGCGCATCCGCAACCCCGGAGAAAGCCACAAATACTACATCACCCTGCGGCTCATGGAGGTTGCCTGATGGCTGAGAAGGATCCGACGCAGCACATCATTGAAATGAAAAACCAGATGGGGCAGCTCCAGGCCTACCAGGAAGCTGAACGCCAACGCGGAGAGAAGCTGCAGGCGCAGCAGGACAAGATCCAGGAAGCGGTTTCGGATATTCATCAGCGACTTTCTGCCATGCCCGATCAGGAGCACGCCGAGCATCACCAATTCGTCAAAACCATGCTCCGGGAATATGAGCAGAAGCAGGAATTCCGGGCGGTTGTTTTACAGAAGATTGCAGCCGGTGGTGGCTGGGCACTTATTGCCGGGCTGACCTCAATCGCCTGGTACGGATTCAAGCACAAATTTGGAATAGGTGAGTAGATGACCATCCTCAGCACCGATATCAAACTCATGGCCTCCGAGCGCCTGACCGACAACGACGATGGCGGCGGCCAGATGAGCGCCGTGGAGATCGAAGACGGCGTGGTCAACAACCTGTTTCCCGATATCAGCCGTCTGGACCGCACATATGGCCGAGTGAACCTGCGCAAGTTGTACCTTGCCGTGCGCACCGCCAACCAGGACGTTTACTACGGTAGCCACGCCATCGTCACCGATCCACCGGATGACCCGCGTGTCAGCACCCTGATCTTCAGTACAGAGAGCTACACCGACGAGCGCGTCGATGCCAAAAACCGTATCGAAAGCTACGTGGTGCCCGGCCCCAAAACCCGCTACACCGTATACGGCACCCAGCTGCAGGGGCAGCGCACCCTGCTGCTGTTCGCTGATGTCGATGCCGACCTGCCCAAAATTGGCGAAGCCTACGTGCTGTCTGATGAGCAAGGCGAAAACGACGATGGCACGCCCAATGTCCTGAAATATCAGTACGTGCGTGTCACTGAGAACGACTCAATCGTTCAGGAGTTTGAAGACAGTCAGGGCAAGTACGAAAAGCGCATTATCACCCTCGGCATCAGTGAGGCCTTGCGCGAAACATACACCGGCGTTGAGAGCCCGGATCGCGTCCATAAGGAAAACAAAACCACCACCAAATTCCGCACCACCAGCGTGGCTGACGCCAGCCGCTACTACAGCATTGTGCCCCTGCAAGAGCCATTGTCTGCCGGCGATGTGCAAGTGCGCTGCAGCACCATCTACGGCCAGCTGGTGCCCAGCAGCACTGCCGAGAGTGCTGCCGCCGATATCGCTGCCGGTGAACTCGGCACCAACCTGGTGGCCAGTGGTCCGGCGTACCAGGTTGATCCGGGCAATGGCTGGAGTAGCGGTTATTTTGGCCGCCCAATCGTCCCAGGCAGCCTGAGCATTACCGGTACCAACTGGAGTGATGATAGCGCAGGCCAAATACGCGATGCCGGCGGTGTCCTCCGTGGCGAAGTTGAGTACAGCACGGGCTATGTCGAGCTGCTCAGCAACACCAACGGCAACATCCTAGCACAACCGGCGACAAGCGTGATGGAGCCCACCATGACGGCCGCCAAGCCCATCAGCCTCGCCAACCGAGGTTACAACTATATCCAGACCCTGCGGCCGATCCCGCAGCCGGGCACCTTAGTGGTGGACTACCTGGCCGAAGGTGAGTGGTACCGCATGCGTGATGATGGCAGCGGTAATCTGAGTGATGAGTACGGCGGTGCCGGCAACATCAACTTTGTGACCGGCACGGTCGTAGTCACCACGGGCGGCCTGCCGGATGTCGACAGCAATGTCATCTTCAGCTGGGCAACGCCCAGTCACTACGAAGAGCGCACGGCCGATCCGCAGATCCAGCTGCCCACCCTGATGACGCAAGTGAGCGCGAAAGAGTTTTTGCCTGGCAGCGTCGAGCTGACCTGGGAAGCGGGCGGCCAGACAATGACCGCCACCGATGACGGTGTTGGTAACCTGACCGGCGATGCCACAGGCCGTTTGATCTATGGCACCGGGCAAATTGGCTTCAGGCCCGCGCTGGTACCGGCCAGTGGCGCGACACTCACAATCAACTACGACCGGGGCGTCCAGCAAACGGATATTTTCACCAGCAGTGAAATCACCGAAATGGGTGACAGCATGGTGATGACACTGCCGGGCCCGATTCGTCCAGGCACCGTGAGGCTTACCTTTACCTTGGCGTGGGACTCACTGCGTGAGCGTGAACGGGTGGCGCTGGATGATGGCACCATCGGCAGCACCTTCGAGGAATCCAGCGGTACTGCGGATATCGAATGGATCGACAACGGCGATGGCACGCTCAGCCCGCAACGCGTAGGCCGCGATGGTCAAACCTTTGTGGACGGTGTTGGCCTGGGCGCTATCAACTACACCACGGGTGAACTGACCGTCGCTCACAGTTTCAGCTGGGAGTCAGCCGAAAACGACAGCACAATTGATTACAGCCTGAACTCGGCGGTAACCGCCTATTACCAGCTCGACAGTGTTATCCCGGATGCGATGACTGAAAGCAGCACCCTGCCGGATGTCACACTGGACCTGCTGCCCACCATTGCCCGCTATATCGTGCCTGGCAGCCTGGAATTCGTGTGGGGCAATAAAACCTACATTGATCGCGAAGGCACCCTCTATACCGACTGGGATCGCCAAACCGGTGCCGCAACACCGGCAGGCAGCATCAACTATGCCACCGGTATCGTCAGCCTCTACGGGTACGCCGGCGGCCACGGCAACAGCGTGGATATCAAAACCCTGGTGGCCCGGTACGAACAAAGCCCGTCCGTTGAAAGCGTCTACTTCCGTACACCTGGCGCACCTCTGCGCCCGGCCAGTTTGTATCTGCGTGCAGTCGAGATGGACGGCAGCCTGATCAGCGCGACGGCCGACCTGAGCGGTGAGATCGACACTCCTGAAATGGAGGGCTTCATTAATTACCAAACCGGGATTGTCGACGTGCGTTTTCGTAAATTCGTTAACGCCCTGGACGTACCGCCAGCCCTGCTGAATAACCCCTCATGGGTGGCCGAAAACGAGCAGATTGATGGCACCTACCGCATGGCCGTGTTTGTTGATGCAAGCAGCATCAAATACAACGCCGTGTTTTACAGCCAAATGCCACTGAACTCCGACATCCTGGGACTGGACCCGGTGCGCCTGCCGATGAATGGCCAGGTGCCCGTCATCCGTGCCGGTGATGTGGTAGTGATCCACAGTACCCAAACCGAAGCGCTGCCGAACTCGCTCAGCCCCGGTCAGACCGTTAACCTCAGCCGCGACCAGCTGGCGCGTGTGGAGCTGGTCGACAACGCTGGCGAAACCGTCGACGCTGCGCTCTACACCGTCGACCGCCAAGCCGGCACCGTCACCATGGCTGATCCGCTGGACCTGACCGGTTACACCCAGCCACTAGAGGCCCGTCACCGCATTGAAGATATGAGCCTTGTGAACGAGGCACAGATCAACGGCCAGATCACCCTGGTGGGTGGCGTTAGCCGTGATTACGATCCGGCTGATACCTGGATATCCAGCGCCCTGATTTTCGGCGACCTGGGCAGTCGTGTGCATCACCTGTTCAGCCAGGCGACGTGGACCAGCGAATGGGCTGATGAG